CGGAAGAATTATTAGTCCCTCCGCTTAAATTCGGAAGAATTATTAGTCCCTCCGCTTAAATGCGCTCATTTGTATTATAAAAGTTTAGACTTGAATCGTTCATTCGTATCTAAGATAAAATCTATGTTATTACCTGTTATTCTTGTTCTTAATGTAGGTGAGCCACCTCCAAGATAACCTGGATGATTGAGTATATCAAACAAGTGAGTTTGTTGTAATGGATTGAGCATCATCTCTCCATCTGATACCATGATTGGAATACTATCAGAATAAGCAGTTCCCTTACCATGTACGATACCACCGGTCTGGAATGATTTTAATGTTGCAACGGTAGCTACCAAAGTAGCAGTACCAGCAACAGTACCAGCAATCCAAGACCATATCTCTGTACCTTTTGGTATTTGAGCAAATTGACCTACTAACTTTGCAATAGCTGATGCAATAAGCAAGCTCTTTGATGCGATAGCTGCTTCTTCACTTTGTTCTGCAAATTGACTGAGAGCACTTGATGCTTCTGAGAATGAAGCTGACATTGCATTAGCAGTTTCCTTGACTAATGATCTTTGTTCTTGCGCTTTCTTCTTTTTCTCTTCTTCGTCTTTTGCAGCATCCTTTTCTAATACCAAGCGTGTTTTTAACATATCAAGTTGGTCTTTGTCACTATCAGCTATTGTATCGTAATAAGATGTATCAACTCCCATATCATTAAGTTGCTGCTTGACAGATAAAATCTGATTGAGAACATCTAACTCATCATGTAGTTTGTCTTCTAACTCAGATACTGCTTGTACTTCTTTTGAGTTATCTATCTCTGCTAACATGTCCTTGTCTAATCCTAGTTCCTTATCAGTAAGACCAAGAGTAGATGGTTTGACATTTATTGGTTTTGCCTCAGATTTAGCTTCCTTTTCGGGACGTTCAAGCTTTTTATATGACTCTAAGCCGACTTTTTCCTCGGCATATAAACTTGATAAGTTTTTTAACTCCTCACGGAGTTGTTTAGATTCTTCAGTATTATCATCAACAACGGTTGTTACAAGAAGAAGTCTTTTAGCTGTGTCAATTTTTGTATCTTCTAAGTCTTCTCGTATTGGCAGATACTTAGTATTTTTTTTACTTTCCAGTTCATGTGCTAATTCTGGAGTATATTCCTGACCAGCAGCTTTAGCCCATGCAGATTTCCAACCTGGACCAGTTCTTTCGTTTAAATTATAAAACAAGTCTTTAAGGATTCGTTTAGATTGCTCAGGGTCAATAAATTGCATTAAACCACTGTTTACTATTTCATTATCTAATCCATATAAAGTTCGGTAGTCTGGGTACCAAAACTCATGTGTTAATTCCATCCTTTTATAAAGATCGTCATTGTTATGCATTATTTTTAGGATATCATCCACAGTAACCTCTAGCCTTTTTTGATCGATCTTTAGTTCTTTTGATAAAACTGATTTATCTGATGCAAATGCAGACTTAAACATTTTTATTCCTTGATCTAAATCTTCTGGGCCTTTATTATATATTGATTTAATAAGCTTCATTGCTCGGTCTGCTGTACCTGGACCACCTTGATCATATATGTGTTTAATAAGTTCTGCTACACGACGCTCTGTTTGTTCCTTTGTGTCTTTTACATATGTACCATATCGTTGTTCCAAGTCTTCTACACTTTGATTATATATCTGAGCTGCTTTTTTCCTTGACATACCATTTTGTACATTCAATCTATACTGACGTTCATATGCATGTATTTCTGATCGGACCCATTCTGCCATCGTATCTTTCTTAGCTCTTTCTGTCTGTAAATTATCTAAGGTATCTGCCATATCAGCACCTAATTCAATTGCATCTCTCATTCCATCTAAGAAATTACTAAAATCAAAATTAGTCAATGCGTTTTGAAAACCTTGTAATGCGCCATCCCACGCTCCACATGCACGAGCAAATGCGTCGCCATAAGTAGCAGAACTAGCAAACATTTTACCTAAACCTGCAAGTGCTCCTACAGTAAGTGTGATTGGATTTTTTAATAGACCAATAGCATTACCTAAGCCTGGGACAGCTTTAGTCAAACCATTTAAGTCATGTTGCAATTTATTTAGACTACTTGAAAACTGTGTTGTATCAAGTACCGCTTTCGCTTTGATCGTTGGATTTGCCATAGTTTGGACCTAACATATTTTTTGGAGTCCAATGCATTTTTTCTATGCTTTGGAGCATTTTAACACCTTGCTCTGCTGATAAAGTCTTGTTATCAAACCAGTTATTTGATTGATTATCTTTATCCCATGGAAATTTGATTATATCTCTTGGACTAAGTTTCTTCTTAGAATATGGAGCTAATACCAATGAGCCAAGGAATCTTGTTTGTTCCCATGATGCCTCATCTGTTTTGTATATTCCTTCAAATAACACTTTTACCATCCACCAAGGTAGTTGTAGTATATAGTCTGGCTGTAGACCACCTCTAAAGACAAGTGTATTAAACATGTCTACAGCCGTTATGCGTTTTTTCCTTCTTTCTTAACTGGATCAAGCATGTCCTTTGAGTCTTGTGCTGCTTTCAATGCATTGATTAGCTTTGTAATCTCACCTTTGTCGTCATCACCATAGATGAAATCTTCTAATGTGATATCTAATTCAGGATTATGTGCTTTAAGTATAGCAGCAAAATACATAAGACCTAAGATAGGAGCATTTACCTTCTCTACCTTATTTGCTTCTTTATATTGGTCTATCATTAATTCGTAGATAAATCCTGCACCGAAATTGAATTTACCTATCTTTACATCTTGTCCTTTGAATTTCATTGTCTTCATATTGATAAATTGATTTATTTGTAAAAAGATGCCCTACTCCTACAATATGAAAACAACTTATAGAGAGTAGGACATCGAATTTAGATTGTAATTGGCTTAAGCAGTAGTAACAACTTCGATTGCACCTGAACCTGTGAAGTTGGCAGTAAATGTCATATTATCTTCAGCTGGCGCAGAAAGTGGCAAACCTGAAAGAACTGCAACGCCCTTGTAGTAAGGATTAGTAGCAGAAGGTGTACCAGGTACCCAACCACCAGTAGGAACAACTGTGCCATCATCATTTAATGTAGTAGATGCAACAGGAGCACCAAACATGAGCTTCATAGGAGTACCAGCTATCATCTTGTTCATCAATTCGATATAACCTATACCTTGCTCGTCATTTGATGCTAAGTTTTCTGATGTAGCTGTCCATGAATATCCTGTTACATAGTTACCAGGTGTACCACCGTGGTCTTTAGTTGTATATGACTTCACTTCTGGTGTAATTTCCAATGAAGTAGAAGTTGAAAATCCGATTGATTTCCATTCAGGTGTAGAAGTAGTAGAAGTGTCTACCCATACCATCCAATTTCTTCCTTGTATTACTGTACTCATATATGAATAGTAAATATTTTTATTGTTCGTAACTGAATCTGTACGTTTTATTAAAAATAGGCTTTTTCTAATAAAATAGTCTATTTGATTAATCATTTTTTGTTAACTAAACCTTAAAGTTATATAGAATGTTTGACAATAACTATCAACATTCAAAGTAGATTCTTGTATTGTTGCTATCTTAGCTGATACGTTATTAAAAGTAAGTGAACTGTCTATCTCATACGAACTAGACAAAGTAGCAAAAATCTTGTATACCTCATCTGCTATAGACAAACCTTGTTCATATTTCTTTGTAACGATATCAATCTGAATTGGAACCTCCCAAGGTAATGAATACATATCTTTAGTCAATGACATTTCCATTGATTGTCTCATATACACAATAGCAGGTAAATCAAATACTTGCGATTTAGGCATCCATTTACCTATGAGAGGATAGACCTTTTTGCCACCAAGAAGATTGTTTATATTCTCAGTATCAAGCAATTTATCTATTAGTTTATTTACATGAAATGCTTTCATTATCCATTGTTCCATTTTTTTATTATCATCTCTTGCGCCTTTGCAAGCAAATTGTTCTGTATCATTTCTTTGTTTTCATCTAATGCTTCTTTCCACCAGTGTGAAGCAGTAATTGAACCAGTAGAGTGAGCCTTTGTCATTCTATACTTTGGATTACCAACTGTTGATACTGGATGTGTTTGTCTTTCAACTGTACCAACATCTACAAACAAAGCTCTATAATCAGCAAGATAAACAGTTATACCTTGTTCAAGCAGGTCTCTATGTACCTTCTTTTTGAAGTGTTGAACTGTGCTCTTTCCATCCCAATATGCTTTACTTCTAGCTAACCTTGGATGTTTAGCTCTGAGCTTCTTACGTCCTGCTTGGATTATTGATTGAGCTGCTTGATTTAATGCTGCTCTAATGACAGATATCTGTTGCTTAGGATCAAGACGTTTTATTGCATCAGTAACATCTTCTCTTAATGAGAAATTATTACCTGAATATTCCTTTTCAGCCATAGTTATTAATCTGCATGTTTTTGTCAGGACATAGCGCTTAGTCTGCATCATTTTCTGAATCTGGATCAGTTGGCTCGATAGGTAGCTCAACTTCTTCCTCTGGCTCTGTATCATCTGGCATAAGCTCGTCTGTATGTATCTTATGGACTGAAAGATATTGACAGAGTTTCAATTCATCTGGCTCAACAAAATCAATTTCAAACAAGTCATCTTTGTATTCAATTCTATCTTGTGGATATACATTTATATAGTGTTGAACTGTAATAAGCGCATTGATAGTAAAGAATGTTGACTCATCTGTTTCATTCTTTGAACCTCCTTTGTATTTTATATTAGCTCTAGTTGAACGATCAAACTTGTAGTATTCGTTTTCATCCAACTTGTATATCTTAATCTTGTGTTTCAATTTGCCCGTCTCCATCTTCTTCATCTTGATTTATTTCTGGTTCTGGTTCAACATCTTCTGGTAAGTTTATAGTATCAGACCATAATATTCTATTTGCATTTGCATTGTACATATATTGATGGTTGACACGATAGTTATCTAATAGAATGAACATTGCCTGAGGTATCTTTACATCTTCTTCTCCTCTATGAGCATAGAAGTAAGCAGAGAATAGTAATATTGTCACCTTTAATGATGATGGTACGTTGTATACTGTTACTTCTGTTTCAATCTGAGTTTCTTGATCTACTACAGTCTCAGTAGAAGCGTATACATCAAAACTATAGCCAATATAATCTTGTATGTATTCTTCTGCCATAGTTGCATACAAAGTCAATAATGCATCATCATCTGTAAAATCTTCATCTATGTTGACTTGTTTCTTAACTTCTGCTAATGTAACGTATGTCATATGTTTAATTCAATGTTTTTGTTAATAAAAAAGGATGATAGTGGCTAACCACTACCACCCTGAGAATATGGCTATAGATTATGTTTAGACATATCAACTGCTTTGCTATAGAATGTCGTAGGACATTTGACTATCACATTAAGCAATATCAATGTAAGCAATATCACCACCTGCAGTTGCGAACTTAGCATCTACATATCCGTTAAGAGTTAAGATGTAAGAATCTGTATTACCATCATACTTAGCATAGAAGTAGAAGTTATCCCAGATACCAACTTTAAGTTTAGACCAGTCTGCTATGATACCATGCTTAGCTTCAACGTTGTGGCTTGAGAATACTGGAGTACCTATGATATTGTAGTTTGGAACAGTATCGATAATAGCGCCACCTGTCATTGCAACACCAGTGTCTTTTGGAGTTGCACCACCATCATTTACAGTCTTGATGAACTTAGGAGTTGTCAAACCAAATACCTTAAGTGCGCTTGATAATACAACTGATTTGTTACCTTTAACTGACTCAATATTAGTTATGATGTCATCGTAATCAGCAACACGAGTTGGAGATACGTTGTAAAGCAAACCTGCAAATGAACCTGAAGCAGCATTGTCGTCACAGAAAATCTGAGCGTCAACTTTTTCATACATGTTTTCAAACATCTTAGCTACAAGGTCATCATATACCTCAATTCCACCATCTTCTACTGCAAGACGAGAGATAGTTTGCTGAACACCAATACGGTGAGGAGTAAGAGTGATTGGACTACCAGTTGCAGTACCGTCTGAAAGCGTTCCACCTTCAGTTGCAAATGATACTGTTGGATTACCAAATACAGGAATTACTTGATTAGCCTTAATACCTGTCATAACGTCTGCACCAATCTTGTCAAATAAGATTTCATTGTTGTTAGGGAATACAGGACGTTTAACATCTACTGCAACACCTACATTAGCACGTGTGAGAGCAGCAAATTCTGATTTTCTACCTTTTGGAGAATAGTTGAAGTGCACTTGCTGTTTAGATTCGATTGCCTCTTTAAGCAATGAACCGAGTGAAAATTCTTGTTTCTTATCTTCCATAGTTTTTTCTATTTTTATTTCTTTATCTGCGAATTTTAACTCTTCTTCAAGTACACCTTTCTTAACCTTAAGTTGAGCTGCTCTTGAAGCGTCCTTATCTGAAAATTCGGCTTTATTTGCAATTTCTTTTAACTCGTCGTTGATTACGTTGAGTTGGTCTTTTATTTCTAATTCAGTCATAATTATGAAGAATATATTTTTATAAAAATTGGGTTTCACCCTATAAAAGATCTAAATCTAACAATTTTTTAATCATAGAGGCTGACTCTTCTGTCTTATTAGTATCTTTATCGTCTGGATTATCTCCATCAGTATCTGTCTCATCTGGTTTAACCTCATCTGGTTTAACTTCATCTGGTTTAACTTCATCTGGTTTAACCTCATCTTCTTTAGAATCAGTTTGTTCATCAACTTGTTCAGTTTGATCATCAGTTGCTGGTTCATTTTGATCCTCGCTTTGATCCTCTATTTTAGTAATAATAGCATTTTCTTCGGGATTTGGACTATTATTTTCAAAATTTTTTTCACTTTGTGTTAAATTTTCTTCATTTTTTTCATCCTGCGCTGGCTCGTTGTCTACAATATGAACTTCTGTCTCTCTAAATGCAGGAAGAACAGATAAGATTGATATGTCATCAAATCCGGAGCATGACTTGATTCGGATTATGTCATTTCCATCAATTGCTGGCTCTACAGTATAATCATCAATATAGAATCCAACGGATATTGCATCATAATCTCCACGTTGTATACCTTGATAGATGTCTTCTGCTAATGGATTTGTTCCAAGTATTGTATCAAATTCCATACCATAGTCAGTAATTGACACTTTCAATGAACCTTCTCCATATTTTGAACGTGCAAGACAACCTTGATTAGGGTCATGATTTATATAAAGGTGTATATCATTGTTTTGTATTACATCTCTAAATGCTTCGGGCTCAAAAACAAAGTAAAATGCTCCATCTCCTGTCCATTGTAAACGAGACATCCTGCCAATTGGCGCAGCGTGACCATGAATATGTCTATTATCATCTGCTGTTACGCTAACATCTTCAAATGCTTCGCGCAATGATATCTTTGTCTTATTGTTAAATTGAATTTTTTTCATATATTATATAGGAATGTTTTTATTGAAACTTCGTCCAGAACTCTTCTAAAGACATTCTTTTCTTGTACTTTTGTCTAAGTTGCTTATTTTCTTGTCTTTTATTGAAAATCTGTTGCTCAGTATGTCGTTTATGTAATGCCTTATGTGCAGTTCTTGTCAGGAATATCAACTCTGATGCAGGACGATTGTAATATCTATTTTCAAACTTAAGCTGAGATTCAGATATATCTGCATCTGTTTCAAGCCTGTGATGACATTCCCACATCTGAGTGGTATCAAGATGAGCAATAGTATAGTTCTCTATATGAGAAATATCTTCAGAGCAATATTGTTGTACATTTTTTCCTATCATTACTTACTATATAGATACAATATGTTATTCTTTTTTGTATAAGGTAGAGATACATGGATCCAGTTTGGTTCTTTCTTTGTACCATATTCCCATATAAGTTGTCCTACTGTCAATTCGCCTTTGTTTATCATGCTTTTGATGAGATTGAATAGTTCTGCTTTTGATGTTGCAGTACATTTGATATCCGCAGCTTGTCCTTTTAAGTGTTGTGATGTCTTTGATCCACCAACTGCGGCATTCAACTTAGGACAACGATAACCTGATGTAACTGATATAGGCTTACCATATTTGTCTCGTATTGGTTGTAAAACAGTTTGAGCCAAGAGCTTGAGATTTTGTTTCTCAATTGCTCCTGGTGTATTGTTTATTCCTTTAGCCTTAGCTGTATTGCTTGATGTCAATTCTTCTAAGGTGAAGTTATCACTCAAGTTCTCCATCTGATACCACGTTATCTGATATATTTGTATAAGGAACTATAATCTTGTCTCCATCTTTGACTGGAGCTAGACCTAAGATTTTTCTCATATCATTTGTTGACACAACACCTGTCTTTGAAAGAGCTTGAACAACCTTTGCTTGATACAATGGATCCATTCTTTGAAGATATGACTCATCTAAGTCGATATATGTGTTACGTCTTTGGGATGGAAGAAGAAGCTTTCTATTTATCTCTTGTTCGCATAATACTATAATTGGAAGTAATGTACGATTGATAAAATCAAGAGAAGCAGCTTCTATGGTGTTATATGATGAATGTGAAAGATCTCCAAGTTCTGTTGGCATCATTGTAAAGTAACGTGCAACTTCTTCAATTAAGAATGTTTGAGCTGCAATTACATTTGAATGTGTATTAGAGTCATATTTAAGTGTTTCTACATCGATATAATCTGGTGCAAATAAAAGACGATTGTCTTGAGACTGGCTCTTGTTCCAAATTGATACAACATTCTCTCTTGTAGCAGTATTTGCCTTTGTCGCATTTTCAGTGTTTATCTTCATCATCACACGAGGTAAAGACTCATTGTCTAATTCTCTTGTCTGCGCATTCATTGCAGCTAATGTTTGCTCAATTGCTGTCTTTGCTGCTTCAGTCAAACCAAGTGAGTTAAGCAATGAATCAAGCTTGATGTTCTTAGTAAAGATAAGCAGATTCTCAGGACTTACATTACCTATGCCTTTACAATTGATGTTGTATCTCTTATTATACATGTCATTTGGATCTGGAAGAACTGTAACGCTTGATGCAGGTATATACTCTAATGCAACAGCATATCCACGAGCATCTCTTTGAATGTATACATAACCAGAACCATTCAACAACATGTCTGATATTGCATATTTCATTGTATTGAACATGTTAAGAGGAGAACGATCTGCAATAGATTGAATGAATGTGCTATCATCTGGAAGATTTGTATGTACGTCCTTGGTTATAAGAGGCAAGCACGCAATAGAATTACTAATACGTTCAACCGCACAGAATACTGCTGATACAATTGTATTCTGGGTAACGTTAAGGAATGGTGATGATTTGATCATTTGTGGAATAGACAAATTGGCCTGAGTGACTTGCTGACCGCTGAACTTTGCTTTTATTCCGTTAAAAATGCTAAATATATTCATAATTGCGTGCTTGCTAACTTATTTTATTAAAAATAGGCATTTTTTATAATTGTGTCAAAATTTTTTAACAAATTTTAAGATAAAACATAAAAAAAAAGGTCCGATCTATCACAGATGGGACCTTGAGAGAAATTATAAAAAACATAATATGAATAAAAAGAATCGGCTTCGAAGCTTTTACCTACAATTAAATGGAAAATATATAAAATTTATAACATTGACAAATAAAAGAGTCATTTCGTCTTCGCAGATTACTTGACTTAGAAAAATCGACAAACAAAATATAAAAATAAATATATGTTAAACTAATATGAACTGTCTATAAAAGTCATTTTCGTCTTCTCAGATTACTTTTGACTTAGCGAATTAATTAAAAAAATATAAAAAATATATGTTAACTTAAAAAATGAACAGTCTATAAAAAGTCATTTCGTCTTCTCAGATTACTTTTGACTGGATGCAAAACCAAATATTATCATTATTTATATGTCCGAATACAGCACGAAACTATAGTAACCACCGTTACATATAATTCTTTTTTATAATTAACTTTATTTGTTGTATTTATATAATAATAGTAATTTTCCAAAATGTATTCAAGCGATGAAACGAAATTATTTCATGCGATGAAACAAAATTATTTCAAAAATCAAGAAATTTATTACTTGTCACTTCAGGTTTTATTGGAGTGTCAAGCGAGAGATTATCGATTCTAGTTAGATTATGAGCTTTAGCATACGTGTGGAATCGATAATGGCAATCTTTACATAATGCTATGAGGTTATCCCAGTCAAGTAGGATAGCTAATCTGTCAGCTACAGTCTTGCCATTCTGCAGAAAACGTTTGTGATGAACTTCTTCGGCAAAGGAATATTTGTCATAACGAAGGCAATTTTCGCAAAATGGATGTTCATTTAAGTATTGTAGTCTAAGCTTGGCCCAGCATTTCAGTGACTGATTTACTTCTTGCGGATTTTTAAACTTTTTCATTTTGATCTACTGGTGTATTTGATAGAAGCTGCCAATCTGAGTGGCACCGACCGACGGTAGATTTACGCATGATTACGATCTCTCCAGTTGGCTTGAGCCATCTATATTTTGGCTGAGGTCTAGACATTTTTGCTTTATATTCCTCTGAACGCCACTTTTTTTTGAAGATTGCAGATAATTTTGTTTTGCATTCATCTGTCATATTTTTACCATGCAAACTTTTATGTTCACTATGCGTCAAGAATATCAACTCTGACGCAGGGCGATTGTAATATAATCCCATATCTATCAATTCTTTGGTACTTTTTTTCATGTTAATTTCATTCCGGTGATGACATACCCATGTTTGAGTTGTATCAGCTATCGCTTTGCCGTAATTTTCAATTAAATTAGCAGCTTCACAACAGTATTGTTTTACATGTCTTTTACTTATCATATCGTTTATATTAATATTTTTAAAAACCTAATAATTCGTTAAATATCTGCTCACGCTCTTCGAGAGAAGGAGCATTGAGTTCTGATTCTTTCAATTTTGCGATATATAGTGCCTCAAGTAATGCAATTGCTGGGTCAATTTTACAACATCCAGTCTTTCCATCGCATTTTACTGGCTTACATGCATTACCATCTACCTCTAAAACACAGTTTGTAAGCGCCCATGCCATTACTGGATTGTAAGCAAACACAATTTTGTCTTCTGACACTAACTTTTGCAGTTCTTGACATGTCTCAGAGAATGCAGTCTTGTTCTGGTTCATCTTAACACATTCAAATGTGCCATATGTATCAATCTGCATGCGCCATTGTTGTGCTAAGTTAGGGTCGTATGATATATATTTGAATCTGAAATCCTGTTGATAATTATAGCAACGTGCAGCAATAGCTAATGGGTCAATGTATTCACCTGTAGTCAGATTAAGATAATTATTGGCTATCATTTTCGTATAGAATAACTTATTCTGGTTTGATTGAGATTCTCTTGGTGTTACCCATGCATCGGTATAAGCAATCCATTTATCTGGGCATACCTCTCTTGTTGTTGATGGCGGGAATAACAATACAAGTGCAGATAAGTCGTTACCAAGAGATAGATCCAATCCACCGGTACATACTTCTCCTTTAAGCACACTAATGTCAATATGTTGCATCAATGGCTTAATCTGATCTATAACAAACCAATGGTTAGCTGGGGTACACCACCAGTTAAATGCCTTTGTCAGTGCCTCAGTTCGTTTAGTTGGGTCTGAGAGATCATGATAGTCTTGTCGCATCTGAACCATGACTGATGATTGCTGCATTTCTGGCAACTCTTGCAATATTGGCATACATTTGATCCAGTTCTTTTCGTCGTCAATATCTTGCAGTGAATCGGGTTCGTATATGAAATCTATCTCTGTGTCAGGATATGGTTTGTCTTTTGCTAACTTCTTTTTCTGTGTCTTGTAGTACTCATGACATGGACCATTGATTGATGAACCTGCAGTCGTAATGAATATTGCTAATGGATTTATGCGTAATTTCTGTGATTTCAACAATGCTTCAACTGCATGATCGTCTTTAAGTTGATGATACTCGTCTATTATGGCAGTACTGAAGTTATAACCATCAAGTGTTTTTGAACCTGATGATAGAGTAAGTATCTCACCTTTTGGATCAGATGGTTTTTCTCCCCTGATGAACAAGTATTTCTTCTTGGGTACAAATACATCCATATCAGGATCACATAGGTTTGCAAAATTGATACAAATGCTTAATGTATGTTCTGCTTGTTGTCCATTACCTGCAATAACACCTACACATGGCGGCGCATTCAAATCCTCTTTAGCGAATATTGCATCTGTAAGACAGAGTGCTGCAATAAGCGTAGATTTACCATTTTTACGTGATGTCTGGATATAGACTTTTTTGATAACACGCATATTAGGTTGGTCTACGCGATACCATCCATAAATCATTGATATCATGAACGCTTGAAATCTATGCGCTTTGAAATGTGCACGTGACAATGTCTCTGGATCCCACATATCGGGCAGTATAAGTTGCTCTTCCATGAACGCAAGACGTCTGTCAACAATATCATAATTGAAATATATATCGTCTCTATCAAACCAATCGCGCATTCGCACACATTGTTGCTTCACAGCTGTAGAAGCAATCTGTTTGCCCGTAAGTACGTCAGCCATATATTGTATGTAAACCTTACTTGGGTCTAATTTTGTCATTCTTTCATATCGTAGTATTTTTATTATGTAAATTTTGTAACATTTACTTTATGATTTGTTACATACATTGTTACTTTAAGATCATGATTGTTACTTAGAGATCATTTTCACTATTTTGCATAACTTCTTAGATCAAATCGTTTCACTGCTTTATCTTCTCCAAGTTTGATATTAGCTTGTCTTGCTGAACGAGGTGTGATACCAAGTGATGATATCAGTTTTTCTAATAATATATTGGATTTAGATAATATTGCGAATGCCGGGCGTTCTTTTTCTAGTCCATTAGGTAGTATATAAGTGTAGCTTTGCCCAGAAAGTTGTTCGTTCATCTGTTTGATGATATTAAGTTGTGTACCTATTTGCTGCAATGTAATAGTTATTGCAGGAGTGACAGTACCAAATTGCTCTTCGAGGTAATCTATGATATACTGAACATTAGAAATGATTGCCTTATCTGTTGTTATTTCTTTTAGTATTTCTCTTGCTTTCATGTCCGATTTATAACAATATTTTTGATAAGATTACCTGCTCTTTGTCTGCAGATTCAATCTTGTATTTACCGTGCATTAATTTGCTGTTGTCAAGGAAGTAGTATAGATTACCTTGTACACATTGCAATGCTCGTGATGCTTCTGTGGTAGAGTTGAAGGTATACTCTTGCCCTGTTTGAGTGTTAATTATCTTTATTGGTCTTTTTCTCATATAATATATAAATATTTTTATAGTTGGATAAACTTCATTCTCGTGTCATCAGATGTGTTTTTACTGTGATGATATATAAACTTATTGCTCTTATATCTAAACATCTCTAAGGATAAAATCTGAAGCATTTAGAATAGTTTCTGACTTGTAATCAGTATTAGTCTATTCTCTCATTATCTATTTTGATTTTTACCATGTTACCATATTCGTCTTTCATTTGTATTAATGCTTCATTTATACTGTCATATACAATCTGTGGAGCTTTATCTTTGATGTGAATATAATATGTTGGGTACGGATCAGTGATGCATTGAGACTGATCTATTCTGATACTTCCACCATCCAACTCATATATGTCCTTCTGAATAAAACGATACTTGTACATTGGAGTAGAACTGTCTACTGAAATAGTAATTGTTGTTTTCATTTTGTACTTTTAGATATGTATTTTTTATGATTCACATTTATATGAATCTTAATTTTTATGAAATTTTCATTTTTTATATTTGTTGCTCTGAAGCATATATTGATTATCAATAACTTGAATGACTAAAAATATATGCTAGAGCACACTATGATAAAATTATTTGAGTGGGCTCTAGAGGTAGTTTTTGAGACATCTAACTTAACTAATTTTAGATAGCTTAGTCACGTTAATGTAACCACTTTCAATCCATCTATCTATTGTACGATTTGTAATACCACTGTGTTCAATTATATCAGCTTTACTAAAGAATTTCTGGTCTATTTCCAATTTGTAGTCTTTACATTTTCTGAATGCCTTTGATACTTTATACATTGTAGGAGACAGATGAGCTATCATATCTATCATATCAGGATCACCTGTTGCTTCGATAAATTCATTCCCTTGTTGGAAGCCTGTCCACAAATCAGTGAGCTTATCATCTAAACCATAATCGTAGACAAAATCAATATACTTCATTGTCTCTTCACTGTTGTCTGTAAATGTCTTTGTTGTCTTCATAATTGTAATGTTTTTAATTGTTGTTACTAATCTTTGTTATTTAATAATAATAAATATAGAAATAAAAAGCAAAAAATTATTAGATAATTGTCAGCTTTGTCTGTCTCAGCTGTCAGTCAGTCCAATTTGCAGCTGTGTAAAAATTGAAC